CGCGAAGTATTGGACCGCCGTTTCGGACCGGATAAAAAACTTCATTACCGAGTACCCAAATGACCCCGCAAGAATTCTTTCATAAGGTCGAGCGCCTTCGCTCCAAACAGAAGGAATATTTCCGCACCCGGTCGTCTGCGCCCCTGACCGACAGCAAGCGGCTGGAGCGAGAGATCGACGAGGAGATCGAACGGGTCAATAAGATTTTGCATTCCCGCCGTTCCCCTCGGTTAAACTTTAACGAGCAATGAGTATGAAAGTCATAGTAACCTTTTCGGGTGGGAAAGACAGCCTTGCGGCGTTGTTATGGACACGCGAGCATATCACCAAGAACTTCACGACCGTATTTTGCGATACGGGCTGGGAGCATCCGCTGACCTACGAGTACATCAACCGGATCGCGGATAAACTCCACTTGGATTTGGTGACGCTCAAGTCGAAGAAATACGACGGGATGGTCGATCTTGCCCGGCATAAAAAGCGTTGGCCCTCGACGCGGGCGCGGTTCTGCACGGTAGAACTCAAAACCAATCCCACGATCGACTACGTGCTGGACGAGGTTCACGACAATATGCTGATGATACAGGGCATCCGGGCAGCAGAATCGGCCAGCCGAGCCAAGATGCAGGCGCAATGTACGTACTTCAAGTACTATTTCGAGCCTTACGGTTACGACAAAGCAGGCAAACCGAAAAAACACACTTATCGGGGCAAGGCGGTACGGGCATTTCGGGAGAAGTTCGCCGACGATCTGCTTCGGCCTGTGTTCGACTGGTCGGCGCAGCAGGTGATCGATTACATCCTCGACGCAGGTTTGGAGCCGAACCCACTCTACCGGATGGGCTACAAGCGTGTCGGCTGCTGGCCGTGCGTGATGGCGAATCAGCGGGAAATCTTGAACATATCGCGCCAGAACCCGGAGCGAATCAAACAGATCGCCGCACTTGAAACGGAGTTTCATTCATCGTTTTTCGGCCCGAAAAAAATACATGCCCACGCAATCACCAGCGGCAATAAGTATCCTGACATCCGCGATGTTGTGCGCTATGTCGAATGGCAGCACGCCACGGGCAGTTTGTTCGACGACGACACGGCGACCAGCTGCATGAGCTATTACGGATTATGCGAATGACTATGAAATTACGAGTATTCACAAGTTTTTCCGGCTATGACAGTCAGTTGATGGCTCTTCGGGACATCGGCGCGGACTACGAGTGCGTGGGCTGGTCGGAGATCGACAAGTGGGCGATCAAGGCCCATAATGCTGTATTCCCGGAGTTGGCAGACCGAAATTACGGCGACATCACGAAAATCGATTGGAACGCCGTTCCGAATTTCGACCTGTTCACTTACTCGTTTCCGTGTACCGACATCAGCAGCGCCGGAGAGCAGAAGGGTTTCAACGAAGATTCGGGCACCCGTTCATCCCTGTTATGGGAATGCCGTCGGCTGATTGCGCCCAAGCGTCCTAAATTCCTGCTGATGGAGAATGTGAAAGCCCTCGTATCAGAGAAATACCGTCCGCTGTTTCTCAAATGGGAATCGTGGCTTCGCTCGCTCGGTTATGTCAATTATACGGAAATACTCAACGCCAAAGACTACGGTGTGCCGCAGAACCGGGAACGTGTATTTATGCTCTCCATTCTTAACGGCTGCTGGTATGAATTCCCGCATCCGGTTCGGTTGGAAAAGCGGCTGAAAGACGTACTGGAATTGGAGGTAGACGAGAAGTATTATCTGAGCGAAACAATGCTGAAATTTCTGCAAAAGCAGACAGGCCGAAATGAACCGTTTAAGCCTGCAAAAATAGCCGATCTTAATGGTGTTGCCATGACGATAAATGCAAGAGCACACAAAATGGGCAAACAGGATAATTATGTGATGCAGATCGGCGCAACGAAGGAAACGGACTGGAACCGACAGCAATACCGGGTATACGATCCGACTGGCATCAGCCCGACGATAACGACGAAATCGGGCGGCGGGCTTGAACCGAAAATCCTGATGCGGGGACGCGGCTTCAACAAAGGCGGCGAAGCGGATATTCCCGGAACGATTACAGGCAGCGCGTGGGAACAAAACAATCTGCTGAACTATGCTGGCTGTATCCGCCGCCTTACACCCCGCGAGTGTTTGCGGCTGATGGATGTTTCGGACAGCGACATTAACAAGATACAAGCTGCGGGAATCAGCGATACCCAGCAGTACAAGCTGGCCGGAAATAGTATCGTAAAGGCCCCGATGATGGGGATATTTGAAAACATGTTGAGATTTAACAGTTAGCGATATGAAAGACCAAGTAACGAGCATCGAGCAGTCGAAGCGGCTGATCGAACTGGGAGTGCCCGCGGAGAAGGCGAGCATGGTATGGGAAATGGACGAAGATTGCGCCCGATTGAAGATATGGAACACAGATAAGGAAACAAGGCGCGTTCTGCACAATAAGTACCCGAATTACTATGTCCCCGCCTTCACGGTCGCCGACCTGCTGGGGCTTCTCCCGTCGGTGATTTTTATAGCAATTAGATTTAATCCTACCTTGGAAAAGACCGGGGAGGATGGATGGGATTTTGAGTTCGGCCAAATTTCACAGGACGAGGAATATGGTTTCGCCCACAATAAAAGCCTTATCGAACTCCTCGTCGGCCGCATCGAGTGGATAATGTCTAACGGCTATAAAAAATGAAGACTGAAATTATAGCGTGGGTGTTGCTTTCAATTCTCGGAATCGTCACTGTTTGGCTTGGGTATCGCGCCGTGGAGATGCACGAACGGGTCAGAAAATCAATCGAAGAACTCAAAAAAGAAATAGAATCCCATGAAAACAGGAATCGAACTGATTGCAGAGGAGCGCGCTAAAATATTTGCCTCACGCGGCAAGTTAGAGGGGGCATGCAACATGGTTGCGCGCGCAGAAATGCTGGTTGAATTTTCAAGCATCACGTCAAAAACCGACGAAGCAATCAGATTGCTGGCCGAGGCTGGTGCCCGTATCGCCGCCGAAATAGATCGGTTAAACACTTTGGCTAAATGAAAGCAAAGCATATACTTCGGCGAATATATGTCGTAAACAGATGGCGGCATCCGGGCTGCGGTCATTTTATACTACTCGGCCTGAGTAAATTTTGGTTCGGCCCAAGTAGCTATAAATTATCGGTTCACCTCTTCGGAATTGAGATCGCCGCCGAGATAGACAGACTGAACAACCTAAAACAAGAATAGCAATGGATAAATTTCAAGCACTCAATGAACTTTCCTGTGAGGTTTACCAGAATGCAGTAGACCACGGATTTTATGATGCAGAGCACAAGATAGCCGAGGCGGCGGGTGACGACATCTACACGCATGAAATCCTGCAACATTTAGTATTCGGGCAACGAATAGCATTGATTAATTCGGAGTTGTCCGAGGCATTAGAGGCCGATAGGCTTGGCAGATTTGCAAAGCATGTCAGAACGGTAGAATATGCGCTTGCGCAAAACTCAGCCTTTGAAGCCGCGTTTCGTGCCGGAATTAAAGACACTGTAGAAGATGAAATCGCAGACGCACTTATCCGCATTCTTGACCTGTGTGCAGCAAATAACATAGACATCGGCACCCATGTTCGGCTTAAAATGGAATATAATAGTAGAAGGCCAAAAATGCACGGCAAGAAATACTAATAGTGAAATCCGTGGGTCGTGGTTTACGAATTTGAATTGATGAAATAGTATGAAAAATTTCGATTTAGCGGCCGCTAAAGCAGGGGTGCCGGTGTGCACAAGAAGTGGGCTGGAGGCAAGAATTATATGCTATGACCGCCGGGGAGATAGTGATTGCAGGATGGTAGCCTTAGTGAATGCGGGTTATGAGGAACGGGTGCAGTATTATAGCCAAGCAGGAAAAATAATACATAATAATACTTGCGCAGATGATCTTATGATGCGCGACGACGACTACACCGAGAAGCTGGCGCGTGGAGAGTACGGACCAACTGTCAAAGAAAACTTGACAGTTGATACCCCAACTTGTAAGGAATCCTTACCAGTTGACCGGGAGTACTGGCGGCGGGTGTATGCCGGGCAAATAATGCCAGTCGTATTTCATGCAGCTATTACTACTGGTGCGAAGGTTAAAGACGAATACAAGGACATGCCGGCTGACGTAGCAGTTGCTCGTTCTGCGATTATCCTTGCCGACGCCCTCCTTGCAGAGCTGGAGAAGAAATAAAAAAGAGGCAATCCCGAAAGATCACCCCTACACGCAGGATAAAGGTAGTAATTAAATTAGAGGATTGCAAATGAGAAGGGTAAAAAAATGGACACGCGAAGAGCTGTTTGAAATGAAGCGGTTGTATCCGACATTTTTCAACAAGGCTTTGGCTGAATTGTTCGGTCGCTCGCCGAAGGCCATTGTTACATGTGCGGCTCGGCTCAATTTGAGAAAATCGGAAGCTTTTATGGAAGAATGCAAGCATTTGCCCGGCCGATTTCAGAAAGGGCATGTGCCGCATAACAAGGGGGTTACTGGACTCAAACGCGCTCCGAGGGAAAACAGCTCCAAAGTAAACATGAAAATGCAAGAGAGAGGCAAATCTCTGGATTGTATGCCTACCCCGTTCAAACGGATGAAAAGGAGTGTTGATTAGGAATATGCGGGAGAATACTCGAAACAATAGCCGATAGGTCTCAAAAAGCAGTGTACTTTTAGCCATCGGAATTATAATGGCATATCGCGGGGTGGAGCAGCGGCAGCTCGTCGGGTTCATGTCCCGAAGGTCGTGGGTTCGAATCCCATCCCCGCTACAATTTGCATATTATGGCAGCTAATCAGGACCAGCAACATGTAGGACGCCCGCGTAAGTTCTCCAGCCCGGAGGAAATGCAGGCAGCCATTGATGCTTATTTCGCCGCGTGTGAGAAGAAAGACGAACCGCTTACTATCGAAGGGCTTTGCGAGGCTCTTGAGGTAGATAGGAGAACTATTCTCAACTATGGCAAGCTGGAAGCGTACTCTGCGTTTTTTCCCACGGTAAAAAAAGCGCGGATGCGCGTCCAACGGGATTTGGTCGTTCGCATGCTCAAAGGCGGATGCGGGGCCGCCGCCGCGATCTTCCTGCTGAAGAACAATCATGGGTACGAGGACGAGCAGACTATGAAGTTTCGCCCTATGGAGTCAAATCCTTTTAAGGATATGACGCCCGAACAGAAGGCTCAATTCCTGTCGGACGATGAAGCGGAATGAAAGTGGATGCAAATACCCTCTACCAATGGCGTACGGACAAGGCCCGAAATATTTTCGGGCTTTTTGCCAAGTATGTCAATCCGCGTTTGGAATTCGCGCAGTTTCATATCGTCTATTATCGCATCCTGCACCGGTTCGCTACGGGGAAGATCAAGAAGCTGATTATCTCTATGCCGCCCCAGCACGGCAAAAGCGAGGCTTCGACCCGGCTTCTTCCTGCCATAATACTCGGACGGAATCCGGATGCGCGTATAGCGGTGGCTTCGTACAACGACGGCAAGGCCAAGAAATTCAATCGTGAGATACAGCGATATATGCGAACCCCGCAGTATGCCGAGTTGTTTCCCGATACGCGCATAAGCAACGGACGCACCTCCTCGGAGGATGCGATCAATACCGCGAACGAGTTTGAAATCATCGGACACCGGGGCAGTTTGCTGAGCGTCGGCCGCGGTGGCGGCCTTACCGGCAATCCTGTCGATGTCTTGATTATCGACGACCTGTACAAAGACGCCGAAGAGGGTAATTCCCCCGTTATCCGCGAATCCTGCTGGGAGTGGTATGCTTCGGTGGCCAATTTCCGGCTGCATAACGACAGCCGGCAGCTTATCGTGTTCACGCGCTGGCATGAGGACGATCTGATCGGGCGTCTCGAAAAGTATGACAAGGTAATCGAGGTCGATTCGTGGGCGCAACTCGACGATTTCCCTGCGGATGCTTGGGCAAAGGTCAATTTTCAGGCGATCAAGGAGAGCGAGCCGACCGAGATCGATCCCCGGCGGATCGGGGAGGCGCTTTGGCCGGTCCGTCACTCCTTGGAGCGGCTTCAGACGTCCCGCAGATTGTCGCCGGAAATATTCGAGTGCATGTGTCAGGGGAATCCCTACAATGAATCGGGGACGCTCTACGGCCGGGAGTGGCAGACCTACACGGAACTGCCCGCCACCTACGGCAACAACAACTACACGGACATTGCCGACACCGGGACCGACAACACGCTTTCTATATCTTATCGGGTAGGGGCGACGGAAACCTCAGACGGCATGAGCTTCCGCAAATGCTACATTACCGATTTGGTATACACGGGCAGCGATCTGGACGAGGCGGAAAAACTGCTGCCGATGCTGTTTTCCCGAACGCAAACCCGTTCGGCCCGTATCGAGAGCAACAACGGCGGCCGGTATTTCGCTCACAAACTGAAGGCACGCTGTCCGGGTGTAGAGATCATCCCTTTTTTTCAGTCTCAGAACAAGGAATCGCGCATTTTGACCTACGCGCCCACGGTGAAGCAGTGTATCGTCCTGCCTTATGACTGGGCACAGCGCTGGCCGCGGTTCTATGCGGATGCGACATCCTTCAAACGGATATTCAAAGCCAATGCCCACGACGAGGTGGCGGACGTACTTACGGGCATCGCGGAGTGCGAGAATGGCGATCGCAAACGTCCTCGCGGAGTAAAGGTGCGCAATTGACGCCGATCTGCCTCAAAATAATATTTTCCTTTGTAGTGAAAAAGGGCTAAGGGTCGCCCGTATGTTTAACCGAAAAATTTATTAACGTATGAATTGTGGTTGTCCGCGCGGCGCATCGCTCACGACTATTCCGGTCTCCGAATGTCCGGAAAGCATGGGGCAGGTGCAGAAGTTGATCTTCCAGCGCATCTACAAATCGGGCGACGAGCAGAACAGCATCGCCGATCCCACCAAACTGGCGTCGTGGACGCCGCTTCTCACGGCATCCGACGGCACGAAGGCCGTCATCACGCCGTTCATCAGCGAACCGACTGCCGAACCGGGCGAAGCCCGCACCTATGGCGGCGGCAACGCTACCGTCGGCGGTGTCGAAATCATCCTCGGCACGAATCCCACGGCTTTCACGGCCAAAATCCTGCGTTCGCCGCAGGACACGATCAAGGCCATGAAGGAGCTGATGTGCGAAGACGTCGGTGTCTACCTGATCGACGAGCACGGAAATATCGGCTGCGTGAAGAACGTCGATAACTCCGGCGACTCTCCGGTGACGACCTACAGGCCGATTCCGGTGCAGTCGGTGTTCGTATCGGACAAGGGACTGGGCGGTTTCGAATCTCCCGACAGCAACAACATTTCGTTCTCGTTCCTGCCCGGATGGTCGGACGATTTCACGATCGTTGCTCCGGCCGACTTCAACCCGCTGCGCGATCTGGTCGCCGCCGGCAAATAGTCAGAGGCTATGAAGCGTGAAACGAAAGTGACGCTGATTACCGCGGACGGTATGACGCAGGAGTTTACGCCGGAGCATGCCGAGCGTCTCCTGCGCATGCCCCGCAACGGAGGCTGGAAGTTACCCGAAAAATCACCTTTCATCTTCACCCCGGCATATGGGATTGACCGTCGAAGAAATACGCGACCGGATAAAGTCACCGCATCACGGCGGGACCAAGAATAAAGCCATCCGGCAGCAGGAACGCATCCGATTCCATGCGGAAACGAGCCTCGACCAGTACAGAATGAGCGCGACAGCTACGCGCTTCCTGAGCTGGGTCGAAGGATTGATTCCGCATGACAAGTTCGTCACGTTCCTTTCGCTGTTTCAGTTTCCCATCAAGACGAACGAATTGACGGGGGTGATCTTCGAAAAGTTGAGCCGGGTGTTCGACGGACGCAATCCGGTCTTTACCTACCAGTTCAAGGACAGTGCGCAGCGCGACGATTGGGAGAAATACCGCACTGAAAGGCTCAACGAGCCGGTCGTGTGGCAAACGGACGGATTCGAACACTTTCAGACGGGAATCAATTCCGTGCTGATCGTGGATGTTCCGGAAGTGCAGGCGGG